CCGCAGCGCGGCGGGTTCGTCAATTCCTGGAGATGAAATGGCCAACGCATTCGATACCAGCAACGCACCCCAGGGCGAACCCCTAGAGCTCGTTGCTGGCGACTTAATTACCTGGCGCCGAGACGATCTGACCGGCGATTACCCGACCGCGGATTATTCGCTGCGATACAGTTTTCAATGCGACGAGCACGCAGGCGGCACCAAACATAATTTTGACGTCGACGGCAGCGAAGATGCAGCCGGGTATTACGTGCAGATCACCGGCGCCACAACCCTGGCCCTGAATCATTACGGGCACTACACCTGGCAGGCTTATATCATCCGGACCAGCGACAGCGCCCGGATAACGATCGGCAGCGGCCAGGTTAATATCGCGCCCGACCTGGATACCCAGGACAACGACGCGCGCAGCCATGCCAATATCATGCTGCACAAAATCCAGTCGTTACTTGAGGGCCGGGCCGACGCGGACGTCGCGAGTTACAGCATCGGGAATCGCAGCTTGAATAAGCTATCGATCGACGAGTTGTTAAAGTGGCGCGATTATTACCGGGCCGAATACGCTAAGGAAACGCGCATGGCGGCGATCAAGGCTGGCAAGCCTGGCACCCAATTAGTGAAGGTTCGATTCTAATGGCGATTTTCGGTTTATTTGGCAAAAAGAAAACGAAAGCAAAGGCGCAGCGGAGTTATTCGTCGGCGAATGTCGGTCGTTTGTTCAGCGACTTTATCACTAGCAGCCTAAGCGCCGATTCCGAGATCAAGCCCGCGCTGCGAATCACTCGCGATCGATGCCGCGAATCTGCGCGAAATCACCCCTACTCGCGCCGCTACCTGCAAATCCTAAGCACTAATGTCGTGGGCGCGAATGGGGTTCGTTTTCAATCGCAAAAGCGCAATCCCGACGGGCAGCTCGATGGACCAGGTAATCGCATTGTCGAGCAAGCCTGGCGCGATTGGTCCCGGGCGGAGAATTGCACGGTAAGCGGGCAAATGACGTTCCGCGATGCACAGCGTTTATTTATCGAGACCTGGGCTCGCGACGGTGAGGTCCTGATTCGCTTTATTAAAAACGATCCGAACAACCCGTATCGATTCAGCCTGCAATTCCTAGAATCCGATTACCTGGACGAAGATTACAATACGCGCCTAAGCAATGGTCGCGAGGTTCGCATGGGCGTCGAGTTGGACGAACGCGGGCGCCCGGCAGCGTATTACTTGTTCAAAGATCACCCGCACGATATGCAAGGATTCGGAGCTCAGGACAAGCGCATTCGCGAGCGCATTCCCGCCGAAGATATGCTGCACATTTTCGAGCAGGAGCGCGCAGGACAGACTCGCGGGATGCCGCGTCTGGCTAATGTTCTATCCCGAATCAAAATGCTGGACGGATACGAAGAAGCTGAATTAGTCGCAGCGCGCGTATCAGCGTCGAAAATGGGATTCATTACGAGCCCGGCCGGTGATGATTACGTGGGCGATGGTTACGTTGACGGCGGTAATATCGCGATGGACGCAAGCCCTGGCACGTTCGAGCAGCTACCGGCAGGAATGGACGTTAAATCGTTCGATCCCGATCACCCGGCCACCGCCTTCGCGGAGTTCGAAAAAGCGATTCTGCGCGGCGTCGCCTCGGGCCTGGGCATTAGTTACGTATCGTTATCGAACAACCTGGAAGGCGTTTCTTATTCATCGATCCGACAGGGCGTGATGGAAGATCGCGATCATTTCCAGATGGTCCAGCGGTTTATGATCGAACGGTTTATCGAGCCGGTTTATCGCGAATGGTTATTCTGGGCGATCAGCAGCGGACAGGTAAATCTACCGCCTTATCGTTACGACGAATTCGCGAACGCTGCGACGTTCCGGGCCCGCGGCTGGAATTGGATCGACCCGCAGAAAGAAATCAATGCAGCGGTCACGGCATTGAATGCGGGCATTTCGACGATGCAGCACGTACATGGGCATCATGGCCTGGACACCGAAGAAGTGTTCGAGCAGATCGATCGCGAACGCCAGTTGGCAGAGCGTTACAATATCGACCTGGCGTTTCAGCCGTTCGGCGATATCAAAAAGGCCGAAAGCAATGGCGACGTATAAAGGCGTCGACCTGGACACAACCCCGACCGCAGGAATGCGCGAGGAAGCCGAACGCGGTCTAAAATGGATCGAGGAAGGCAGCGACGCAGGAACGCAAACCGGTCGAGGCCGGGCGCGTGATATTGCCGCGGGTCGAGAGATGAGCATCGATATCGTAAGGCGGATGCACAGCTTTTTTGCCCGGCATGAAGGGAATAAGACCGCCGAAGGGTTTAGCCCTGGCGAGGATGGTTATCCTAGTAATGGTCGGGTAGCATGGGCCCTATGGGGCGGTGATCCCGGGCAATCATTCGCAAGTAATTTGGTGGAAAGAATGAGCAAGATCGACGAAAACGAACGCGACCAGGCCGGGATCGGCGAAATCCAGTATCGCGAGGTCCAGATTGACGCGGGCGATATCGATGGCCGCACCTTAGATTTAAGTGTATCGAGCGAGTTCGGAGTAGAACGCGAGTTCGGCATGGAAGTATTAAGCCATGATAACGACGCGATCGACCTGGGCCGTTTGAACAACCAGGCGCCACTATTGTTAGATCACGATATGCGCAAACAGATTGGGGTCGTAGAGAAGGCTTATCTGGATACGACGGCGCGCAGACTACGCGCCCGGGTTCGCTTTGGAAAAAGCGACTTAGCCAGGGAGATTCTCGAGGACGTCAAGGACGGGGTTCGCGCTAACGTAAGCATCGGCTATCGAATCCTGGATATGGAAAGACAAAACGACGTTGACGGGACGGTCAAAGTGTCGTCGTGGCTTCCGCATGAAGTTTCTGTGGTTTCCGTTCCTGCCGACCCTACAGTCGGTTTTGGGCGATCTATGGAAGCAGCCGAGCCTACTATTAAACCTAAAGTGGAGGTTTCCATCATGGAAAACCATATTACTGAAGAAATGAAGCAGGCCGCGGTCGAAGAAGCCAAGCGCCAGTTCCAGAACAACGCGAAGCAGATCACCGATCTAGCGGTCAAGCACGGTCGACGCGACCTGGCAGACAAAGCAATCACCGACGGCATGGGCATCGACCAGTTCCGCGGCGTATTGTTGGACGCATTGCCCGAAGGAAAGCCACTAGAGCAATCAGTCGGCGCAGTCGATATGACTGCAAAAGAGCAGCGCGACTACAGCTTTATGAAAGCGGTCCGCGGCATGGTCCAGGGCGCAGGCTTGAATGGTCTGGAAAAAGAAATCAGCGACGAAATTGCCAAGCGTAGCGGCAAGGAAGCGCAGGGTTTTTACGCTCCTGATACATTCTGGGCAGGCATGGGCAAGCGTGATCTGACCGTTGGCACCAACAGCGCAGGCGGTTTCCTGAAGCCTACTGACCACCTGGGCGACCAGTTCGTAGACGCACTGCGCGCTCGCACTGTTTTGTCTGGCATGGGCACGCGCTTTATGTCTGGTCTGAAGGGCGACGTAGCGATCCCGAAATTGGCTGGCGGTTCAGCTGCCGCGTTCGTAGGCGAAAACTCAGCAGTAGCAGAGCAGAACCCCACGTTCGCGCAGGTCACAATGTCACCCAAGACCCTGGGCGCATTCGTTGATATCAGCCGTTTGTTGATGATCCAGTCCGACCCCAGCGTCGAACAGATTATTCGCGACGACTTGCTGAATGCCCTGGCTCAGAAAATCGAGTCGGTCGCAATTAACGGCGGTGGTTCTAACGAGCCCGACGGCATCCTGCAAACCAGCGGTATCGGTTCAGTAGCAATCGGCACCAACGGCGGCGCACTGGCCTGGTCTCACATCGTCGACCTGGTTAAGGAAGTCGAGCAGGACAACGCAGCCCTAAACGGCGGCGCATTGCGATTCCTGACTAACCCCAAGGTCAAGGCTGCACTAAGCCAGACTGCCAAGGTTAGCAGCACCGATTCGCGCATGATCCTGGACGACCCGTGGTCTGCAATGTACGGCTACGGCGTAGAAGTTACGTCGAACGTACCTAGCAACCTAAGCAAGGGCACAGGTTCAAACCTATCTGCCCTGGTATACGGTGACTTTAGCCAGTTGATGATTGGCTTGTTCAGCACTGCCGACGTATTGATCGATCCTTACACTGGCGGCAGCGCCGGTACGGTTCGCATCCGCGTCATGCAGGAAGTGGACACCGCGGTACGTCATGCCGAGTCGTTCTCAGCAGTGACAGACGCAACTACCTAACGGTGGTCGGGCGGTCCTTCGGGGCCGCCTTTTTTAACCAGGGGGAATTTATGAAATTGATTTGCACTCGCGGCGTAATGATTAAAGGCGAAGCATACGCACCTGGCGATTTGCTAGAGCTCGACAACGGTCTGGCATCGGAAATGCTGGCGACCGGTAAAGTCGTTCCGGCAGACACAATCGACCGCAGCATCGGGATCACAGAAGAACCCGCGCCGGTCAAAAAGACAACCCGCAAGCGTTCGACCAAAAAGGCCGAGTAATGGGTTTTGAGACGGTCGACGACCGCGCAATATTTTTTAGCGTCGATGATTTTGGGGAGGCGGTGACTTACACCCCCCAAGGCGGCGACGCGGCAGTTATTAATGTCATATTCGACACTGAGTTCGTCGAAGTGAATGCAGGCGGCAGCGTCGGGTTCGCTCAGAACCAGGCGGTGATTTTATGCCGTACCAGCGACGTAAGCGCAGCGGCCGAAGGCGACGCGTTCACGATCAGCGGCGCAGACTACACAGCGCGCGTGATCCAGGACGACGGCACTGGCACGACAACGATTATCCTGGAGCGTGATTAATGGCCCACGTTCGGAAATCGATTCGCGACGAAATCGTTACCCTGGTAACAGGATTAACACTGACCGGCAGCCGGGTATTTCCTGGCCGGGTATATCCTTTAGCATCGGGCAAGCTGCCCGGCGTTTTGGTCTACACCCAGAACGAAGCCAGCAATATCGATTCAATGGGCCGCAATCGTCGCCTGGAGCGTGAACTCGACGTAGTGGTCGAGGTCTACGCGCAGGGCACCGATACCATTGACGATTCCCTGGACGCAATTTGTGTCGAGGTCGAGGAAGCAATCGGCGCAGCTACATTGACGAATGCAAAGGATATATACTTAACCGCGACGGATATCGAAGTCGAAGGCGGGGAAGGCGATAAGGTCGTCGGCGCAGCCAGACTTACATACCGAGCAATCTATCGGACGTCGCCTGGTGACGTCGAAACCGCTTTATAGGAGCGACTTAAAATGGCAAACCACACTGGCAAAGACGGCATCGTTAAGATCGGCGCGAATGCAATCGGCGAAATGCGCTCATGGTCTTATTCTGTTTCCGGCGAGACGATCGAAGATACAGTAATGGGCGACACCGCTCGCACCTACAAGCCTGGCCTAACTACCTGGTCCGGCAGCGCCGAAGCATTCTGGGACGAAGCGGACACCGCACAGACTGCAATCACCGCTGCGAGCGAAGTTACCCTGGCGTTCTATCCCGAAGGCGACGACGCAGGTGATACGTTCTACACCGGCAGCGCGATCGTTACCGAAGTAAGCAGCACCGCAGCCCTGGACGGAATGGTCGAAGTATCGTTCAGCTTTACCGGCAACGGCGCGCTAACCACTAGCACGGTTTCCTAATGGATATCCTGGGCAATGCCAAAACCCATTTTAAAAACCTGGATACTCGCAGTATCGAGGTCGCGGAATGGGGCAGTGACGA